CTACCGGCAGGCCCGCGCCTGGTCGCGCAGCACGGCGTAGTCGCTGAGCATCCGGACGACGACGGCCCCACCCGGCAGTGTTTCGACCTCTTCTGCGGCCCGCGCCTGCTCGGCTGCCGTGTAGTCGACTACCGGCGGACATGACGCGTGGGTCTCAGAACCGCCCGTCGCGCAGGCGCTCAACCAAAGCATCGCGATCGGGAGGGCGGCGGCGTCGAGCATCTGGCGGTGGATGGCATCGTTTCTCTCTCGGGCATCAAGCCGCTCGGCGGCGCGCCCGGCGCGTTCGCCTGCGCGGCGCAGGTTAAGCAAGAACAGCAGGATCGCTGCGGCGGCGAGGATGAGGCCCAGCGCCTTGCGCGCAGCGCCATGGGTGATGAGCCAGCCGGTCACCGCTGGCCCCGTCTCCAGTCGTCGAGCCGGGCGTGGATGGTGACGGCGATGCCGATCAGCGCGATGGCGATCAGCACCCAGCGCAGCGTGTCGAGATATCCCCGCCGATGTCGCGCGCCTTGGCGGCGTAGTCGGCAAGCGCTGCCGTGACGGCCTGCCAGCCGGTGAGGGCCGTGTCTGCACCCTCGGCGGCCGCAGCCCCCGCGTCGCGTGCAGCGCTGCCAGCGCCATCGGCGGCGGCGGCCGTGTCGTTCAGCCCGGCCGTGAGGGCATCTGCCGAAGCGGCTGCATCGGCGAGTGCGGTTTCGGCCTCGGTCCCTGTGCCTGTGACGGCATCCTTCAGAGCCTGCCAGCTGGCGAGCGGCCGACCGGCGGCATCGGCCAGCATCCCGGCCGCTTCGCGATAGCCGTCTGCCCGAGCGCGGGCAGCGTCGGCCATGGCCCCGAGCCCGAGGTCGGGCGGCTCTAGGTAGGTGCGCGCGAGTGCCGCCGAGAAGGCATCCGCGGCCGCAGCCCCTGCGGCCGTTGCCGCGCCTTCGAATGGATTGCCGATGCGGCCGAGTTCCACCGGATCGAGGATGCCGATTCGCACGCCACCTTCGCCGGTGGCCCATTCGGGCAGCAGTGCGAGGGCCGCATTCAGGGTATCGATGAAGCTGTTGATGCGGGTGACGACGCCGTTCAGCATCGCCTCGACGCCCGAGATCAGCCCGTTCGCCGCCTGGAAGGCGAAGTCGCCGATGGCCCCCGGCAGACTGCCCCAGATCGCCACCGCGGCGTCATAGGCCCCCTGGAAGATCGCGGCTGTTCGGTCGCCGAAGCTGACGATGCCTGCGATAGTGCCCTCCAGAGCAGAGAGACCGGCCGCCTTCAGCTCCTCCCATCCGGCCGCCATGCGGGCAAGCGCCGTGTCTAGCGACAGCCCGATGCGCGACCACACCTCGCGGGCCAGATCGCCGAGGAGACGAAACGCCTCGCCCATCCCGCCGACCCGGGCGACGAGTTGCGAGAACTGGTAGACCAGTTCGCCCGCCCCGACGATCAGAGCGCCGATGCCGGTCCGGATGAGGGCGCCACGCAGGAACACCAAGGCGGTGGCCAGGCCGCGCACCGACAGGGCAGCGGCGGCAAGGCCCGCCACCCAGCGCCCGGCCATGACGGCCGCGAACATGGCCGCATAGGACGCCAGACGCCCCAGGTTGCCGATCAGCCCGTCAATGGCCGAACGCAGGATGCCGCCATCGGAGGCAAGGGCCACGAAGGCTTTCGCCAGTGCCTCGATGGTCGGCGCCACGGCGACGGCGATGCGGTTACGCAGGCCGTCGAACACGAGGGATACGGTGCCTAGCGCCAGTTGTGTACGCCTCAGGGCTTCCAGCGCATCGCCGTCCAGCACTCCGCCGAGGTCCGAGGCCTGATCCCCAAGTCGGGCCATTTCCGCTCCGCCGTTCCGTAGGAGCGGCAGCAGGCGCGTGGCGTCGGACGCCATGGCCTCGAGATAGAAGGTCATTTCCTGCTGGCTGAGACCGGCGCGTTCGAGGGTGTCGACGTAAAGTTGCAGCGCCTCGGGGCCGGAAAGGCGCGCGAATTGGTCGGCAGTGATTTCGACCCGGGGCGCGACGTTCTCGAAGAAATCCGCCATCGGCCCGCCGCCGGTCTGCAGGAAATCCCCGACCCGGTCGTTCACGCCCTTCAGGATGTCGGCCAGCTTCTCCTGTTCGATGCCGACCGTCCGCGCCCCGGCCGACCATCGTTGCAGGGCTTCTGGCGTCGCATTGGCGACCTGCGCGAATTGCCGGATCTGGGCGGCGCTCTCGGCCGTCGAACGGACGATCAGGCCTAGCGAGGCCGTGGCGGCGGCAGCGGCGGCCCCAAGGGCGATGCCCGCACGACGCGCGAACGCGGCCAGCCGGGTGTTGGCCAGTTCCATCTCGCGTGACAGGCGGCCAAAGCCACGGGCCCCGGCCTCGCCCACGCCTTCCAGTTCGGCGCGCACGCGCCGCCCGCCCTCCGCGACGAGGCGGACGGAGACCTTCTTCTCAGCCATTCCGGCGTCCTTCCATCTGCTCGTTCATTTTGCGGACCATCACCGCCTCGATCTCGGGCAGCAGTTCGGCGGCGATCAGGGGGTTGATGCCCAGCGCCTGCGCCAGCGCGAGGGCCGCGGCCATGTCCCATCCGATGACCGCCCCTGGCGCGATGCGCATCTGCCCGCCAAGACGCTGGGTCAGGTCCCAGACCTGCCAGCCCTCGAGGGTCTGCGGCCGGTTCAGTCTTGCGGGGCAGTCCGGGCAGGGGCCCGAGCAGGCCGCGCAATAGCCGTCGCCCTCACCGAAGGACCAGTCGGCGAGGGCGCGGAGGCGTTTTTTTCCTGATCCAGCATCAGACCGCGGGCGACGTATTGCGCCTGGAAGGCTTCGAACACGGGCCAGATTTCCAGAAGGGCATCGATCCCGGCCGGGCTGACCGGCACGAGGTTGCCGTCATCGTCGCCCACACCTTCCCAATCCAGCACCGCGCGGCGGGCGACGGCCTTGGCCATGGCCAGTGCCATGTCTTCCTGGCTGGCGGTTTCCGACAGCGTGTCGAGGGCCGGATCGGCGCGGGCCGAGACCATGAGCGCGGTGGTTAGGGGAGCGACCAGGACACGCAGGCCGGGCAGCAGGTCCAGCCATTCGGGCCGGTTCGACAGGTTCAGGCGGATCATGATCAGTATCCCGTGACGGTGTTGACGAGGACGGCGGTGCACATGCGGGCGGGGCTGACGGCCTTGGCGGCCTGCCAGTCGAAGGTGGCCTGGATGCCCTGCGGGCCCGGAATCTCGATCCGCGGGCGCGGCAGGTAGACGGCGTGCGCCGTGAAGGTGAAGCTGGCGTTGGCGCCGAGGCTCCAGGCGAAGACCAGTTCGCAGGGCGTGCCGTCGATGGCCTGCGTAATCAGCGTGGTATCGGCGAAACGAACCTCCACCCGCCCTGTCAGAGCGGCCATGCCGGGGTCTGCCCCCTCGATGCGGCCGTCCGAGCGGATGGTCTCGATCCGGTCGAGGCCGTTGGTATAGGTGATCTCGGCCGAGACGACATTGCCCAAGGCGGTGCCGTTGCGCTTCACCACCCCGTTGAAATGCCCGAACCGCTGCAGCGATAGCGACGTCGGCGTGCCTGCGGCCGTGGCCGCCGCGACGTTCTCGCCCTGCGCCACCAGCCGCGCCGTGGCGGTCAGCAGCCCCGACCGCGCCATCTGCCAGGAGAGCTGATCGCAGACGCAGCCGGTGTACATCGCATAGCGCGGCACCTCGGGCATGGCCGTCTCGATGGCCATGCTTGGCAGCGTCCAGTTGCCGGACTGGAAGGTGTGGGTCTTGGGCGTGGTGCCGGTGGTCGTCGGCTGACCGAAGGCCGCTTTCAGCCAGACGCCGAAGTTCTCGACGTCAATCGGCACGACGACATCGCCATCGGCGGTAACCGCGTCCTTGATCGGGGCCAGCGGGTCGCGCCCCTGGCCCAGCAGTTCCGAGGCGATCAGCGGCTGTTCGGAGCCGAGCGTGGTGCTGGCGAAGGGCACCGTCCGATAGCCGTTGGCGGGCGCTGTGCCGTAAACAGTCTCGAACGCAAGCGCCATCTGCGCCCGCGCGCCGTGTGCGCGTGCCATGGGGGTCTCCTATGTGAGGGGTGTCAGGCCAGGGGGCCGGTCGTGGTGTAATGCAGGACGACGGTGATCACCGCCGCCTTCAGGGCCGCCGCGCCCTCGACGGGCAGATCGACCGAGGCCGGGGCCTCCGGTTCGACCCAGTCGCAGAGGCCACCCAGCGTCCGGTCGGCTTCCAGCGCCGTGCCAATGGCGGCGACCAGGTCGTCGAAGGCGCTGGCCCGGCCGGTGCCCGCCTGAACGATGATCTCCAGCTCGGCCCGGTGCTGATAGTGGTAGCGCAAGGGCGACAGCGTCACCTCTGGCTCGCCCGGCTGGCCGTCGCGCAGGATGATCAGCCCGGCCGCCGGGATCCGCTCGGGCAGCACCTCGTCACGCAGGGTGAGGGCGGCAAGCGGCAGCAGCCGCGCGTGCAGCGCGGCAAGGACGGTTTCGCGGATGGTGGGCATTGACATGAACCTCGCAGCCTCCCTTGGGAGATCGCCGTGTTGCAGGCACCGTACGGTGGGGTGAACGCTTCTTTACCAACTGCCCCTACAAACCACCCGCGGGTCAGCGGGAGGTTCCATGCAGCACAATCTACGGGAATTTCTCCGCCACGGCGGTAGCGGTCAGTACGTGTTGGCACGGCAGAACGGGACCGTATTCGGTTACCGTTCGGGCATTTCGATCAAGTCTGAGTTCCTCGGCTATGCCGACCTGCGGGCCGACTTCACCGACCAACTGGACCGCGTGATCGCCGACAACACCCGGATGCTGCTGAACGCCCTGACACCCCCGGACACCGTGCCGTGGGTGACCGAAGCCGATCTGCGCGATGTTTCGGACGCGAAGGAAGAGGCGCTGCGCCAGTGGGACACTCGCCTGACGGCCATCTTCGAAGAATACGAGACCCATCCGCAGCGCCTTCGCCCCCTGTGAACCGCCATGGAAGAACGCCTGCTGCGGGCCTTCGCAGGCCTGATCAACCAGCTTCGGCAGCAGGACTTGGGGATCGAGCGGTACATCTGGCGCTCCCGGGACGACGCGAAAGTCGGCGACAGCCACGCTGAGTACGACGATCAGGTGTTCCGCTGGGACGAGCCGCCCGCAGGCGGCCATCCGGGACAGGCGCACAACTGTCGGTGCCATGCCGAGCCGGTTGCACCGAGTGAAACCATGATCACGCCTGCGGAGTATGTGCCAAGTATCGATGGATTGCCCGATGCCTTGCCGTCTCCCTCAGAGCTTGGATCGGGACTTCGTGCGTTGACGAGAGGAGGCCTTGCTGCAGTCGCAGTTGTTGGGCTTGAGGCATTTCGCCGATATGCCGAAGATACAGCCGTTCAGAGATCTGCGGAACGCCTTGGCCTTGACCTCACCACAGTCGAGGGTGTCTTGGCCGCCCGTGCCCATGCATGGGGCCAATTTCACTCGGGGGCGTTTGCAGGCGCGGACTGGTCGGGACCCAGTTCCGAAATCGTGGCGCAGGCACTTGCATTATACGAACTCTCCGATCCTGGTGCTTTAGGGCGAGCGTTGTCAGGTAGCCAAGAAGACTTGGCCAGAATCCAGGGCATAGTCGATCAAGCTTTGAAAGCGTGGGGCGCGGGGCAGCTTATTGTGATTCCCGGCGAATTTGCCTCCGGTTGGGTCGAAGTCTTTCCCCAATTCGATGGATTCGGTCGTGATATCCTTGATCTGCCCGGTTTTTCGACCGAAGGCTATCAATCGCTCGGTGGTACGTCCTCACCGCATATTGTTGAGAATCGTGCAGAGGGCGGACCCAGAGCGCTTCCAGAAGGTATCCCGGAGACCGATGCAGAGGGCAGACCCGTAGAACCTGCGCCGGAAGCGCGGGGCTTGCCTGCACAGGGGCGTCCGGGAACCTGGGTTGTCGGCCCTCGCGGAGACAGACTATATGGCCCTGACGGAAAGCCGATCAAAGACGTTGATTGGGGCCACGATCACGGCCAAGGTCGGCCCCATACGCACGAATGGATCGACGGCGAGCGCCAGCCTGGTCGGCCAGCGACCGAGGAAGAGAGCTTTTCAGGTGACGGGCGAGGTGATGACGGGCTGATCCGTCCGGAGGATTGGAGATGATCACGTTTGAAGGGGATGAACGGTTTGCCGACGTGGAATATGTTGGCATGGCCTACGAATCCACTGATCGAACCCTGAGGCTGTTGGTCACGTCCGATCCCGCAGACAACTGTGAAGTGATCCTCCTTCGAAATGTTGCGGCATTTGATGTCCTTCATTTCACGCGACAGAATGTTGTCAGTTACCTCGATATCGCGCGTTTGGCCGCCGCCGAGCATCAGGCCTTTGTCGAACTCGCCGTCGGTGAAGGGGCGACGATTACTTTGACAAACAATCCCAGTCGGGATGTTCTGCTTGGGGTCGTTTTCGTGTCTGCCAACGGAGCAACGATCTTTGCTCTTTGCGGTTCAGTCGAGAAATACTCCAGCGACGGGTCGGCGCTCTACGGCGTAATGGCATGATTTTTGCGACCTGCACTCAACGATCCACCCACCCCTCCACGATCCGCCCAGGCACGGTGTCGATGGCCCGCTCGGCATCCCGCGCAAGGTCCAGCCGCTTGCGCAGCTTGACCTGTGGGACCAGCAGGAAGATCGGCACGGTTGTCAGCCCCCGTCCAGTCTTCGCGCGGGAGGCCACCGCGCGGCCCTTGCTGTTGAGCCGCCCCTCCGCCACCAGCAAGCTCGGACCCCTGCGCCGGTAGACGAACCGCAGCCCTAGTCCCGTGCGCCGTTCCCATTCGCCGGGAGTGATGCGGCCACCTTTCGTGCTTTTCCCCGCGGCCGGAGTGGGTATGGCCAGCCAGAACCCGTTGCGCGACCGGATCAGCGGCCCGGAGTCGTGCGCGCCGACGATCACCGGGGCGTTGGACCAGACCAGCGCCGCGGCGTTCAGGCTTTCGGCGCCCTTGGGATAGGTGGCCAGCCGGATCGAGTTTCCAAGCCGGGTGCCAAGGCCCGCTTGCACGATCTGCCCGCGCCAGGCCGATTTCAGGCCCGCGCCCGCCGCGTGCATCGCCGCGCTCACCGCCTTTTCGCCCGCGCGGATTTCCTCCTGCATCAGGGCCGCCAGATCGGTGCTGATCTCGAGTTTCAGCTTCATCAGGCCCCCTCCGGCCGCAGGTCCAGCGTCCAGATCAGCCGCTCGCGATCGCGCAGCGGCTCGCCCTAGATCACGAACCGCTCGGCGCCGATGACGATCAGATCGCCGGGCCGCGGCGCGGGAAGGTCGGCAACCCGCACGTCCACCGCGGTCGTGTCGCTGACAAAGCGCCCCGCGCCGAAGTCGGTCACGCGATCCGGGGCGCGACGGATGATGCGGATCCAGCGTTCCTCGGAAGTGGTGGCCGAGATCCAGAGGGCCGGGGCCGCCATGGTGGCATGGGTGAAGATGCGGTCCATGGCGGCCGCAAAGACGGACATGGGCGCGTCAGTTCGAGCTGTGGATCCGGACGGCGAGGCGCGGCCGCTTGTTGACGGGCAGGATCGACGCCTCCGTCATCACGTCGATCCAGCGGCCCTTCTCGTCGAGATGCTGGCGGGCATAAAGCGGCAGGCCGATGGTGTTGGCGGTTTCCAGGAGGTTTGCCGGGCCGCCATAGGTAGTGAAGGTGTCCATCGTGCCGAGCGGGAAGGCGATGCCTTCGTTCGCCGGAACCAGCCGTTCGGTGGCCTTGGTCGAGAGGGTGACGGTGCCGGAGTATTCCTCGAACAGGATGCTGCCGAAGGGGAAGTGGCGGCGGACATCCTCGCGCAGCGGCTGGGCGCCGGTGGCGGCGTAGAACTTGTAGGCCTCTTCCGTCTTCGGATGCGCGATCAGCTTGTCGAAGAATTCGCGGCTGACGAGGGCATGGACCGAGGTCATCGCCTCGCCCAGCAAGTTGTCCTCGATGGCGCGCAGCACCTCGCGGACCTTGCCCTGGACGTTCGTGCCTGCGGTGCCGAGGAGGAAGTCGACGGAGATTTGCGCCAGGCCGAACTCGCTGAAGTAGTTGTAGAGGGTGCGCAT